TACAGATGTTGAAAGTTTAAACTCAAGAGTAGAAAGTGAAGGTAATACGCTTGAACGTGATATAATAGGTAATGTAATTGCACAAGATTCAACATTACTAGTTGATGCTGTTAATGCTAACATACCAAAAGCAAACGTAGAAGATAGTGCAAATTGGGATACTGCCCACGGCTGGGGAGATCATTCAGCAGCAGGATACTTAACTGCTTATACAGAAACAGATCCAATTGTCGGTGCTGTAAACGGTATTATAAAAGCAGACGGCGCAGGAAACATAACAGCAGCAGTAGCAGGTACAGATTACCTACAATCTGAAACGATCGATCTAGCAACCCTAAAGACAGAAGTAGCAGCAAGTGCAGACTTTGCTGACTTCCAAGCAAGGATAGCGGCGCTTTGATAAGTTACGATAAATATGTATAACAATAGGATTTAGAGAATGGCAAATAGATTTCCACTAGTAGTAGACACAACAGACGGTAATAAGATCAAAGAAATACCGGCTGGTGATAACTTAGATCTAAGACAAGTAAGTATAGTTGATGTTCAAGATATTAATGCTGTGGGAGCTATTAATGCAGCCAGTGTTAGTGTAAACGGGGAAGAACTTAAACCTTCCGGATTTTTAGACTTAACTGACACACCTGGAAGTTATGTTGGTAGTGAAAACTTAATTGTTAGAGTAAATGCCTCAGGTACAGGCATGGAATTTTTTGCACTAGGTGGAGGCGAAACTCCACTAGCAGTAAGCAACATGACTGTAAGCGGTAATATTACTCCGATTACTACACTTACAAGCAACATAGGTTCAGACGAAAAGAAATTTAACGAAGTACACGGAAACTATTTTAAAGGTAGTATCAAAGGGTACAACGGAAGTACAGTATTTGATGCTGTTACAAATCAAATACCCTACAGTGTAATTGTAGGTGGCCCAACACAGATTTCAGATCTCGAAAACGATGCAGGGTATGTAACACAAGCAGACTTAGCAGGCGGTTCGCTTACAGTTGAAATTAAAAACACAGGCGATTTACAAGGCAGTGTATTTGGTGAAGATAGTACACTACTTGTTGATCATATTAACGGACGAATTAATGCTGCAAGGCTAACACGTAACGGCGCTAACGACGGACAAACTATTGTTTGGAACGAAGTAACAGAATTATGGGAACCGGGCACTGCTGGTGATATTACAGGGTTTGCTTCAAACAAAACAGATACGCTAACCGTACAAAATGGATACAAAATTGTATTTGAAGCAGTACAAGGTTATATAGAAGGTAACGAAATTAATATTATTCCTAATCCTGGATATACAGTTGATTTAGGAAATGCAAGATTAGTTGACGGCTTGCAACCCGTCAACGACAGTGAAGGTTTCATAGGTACAGCATCTAAAAAGTTTAATGAAGGCCACTTTGTTACACTAACTGCTGATACACTTTTAGGTGCGTTCCAAGGTGACTTGGTTAACAATGAAACACGTTCAAACAATGTTGTAGCAGGTGATAAAACTGCTGCAAATGAAGGCTACGGATTTCATCTTGTAAACACAATAGGTGGTGTTACAAATGCAAGTTTAAATTTTAACAGCAATGATTTAATTTCTGCAAACTTAATAGGTGCAACAGGTGATTTAAGCGGTAACGTTTATGCAGATGATAGTACACTGCTTGTAGACGGACTAACAGGTAAAATCGCCGGCGATATACGTTTTCCAGTTACAGAAGGTTATATACAAGGTAAAAATATTAACATTGATCCTGATACAGGATATTTTGTTAAACTAGGTGATACTGAAGTTGTTGGTACAATTACACCTGAAACAGACGGTAGTGCTGCTATTGGTTCTGTAACTAAAAAGTTTGGTACAGGTTACTTTACTTCACTTAATGTTGCAAACGCAGAATTTACAAATTTAACTGCTACAAGTTTAACAGCAACTAGTTTCACAGTAGAAGGTGAAGGTGTAGGTACATTTAGCAGTGGCGGGGATTTAGTTTTAGAAACAGGTAACCGTGTTAGAATTGAAGGCGGACTATTTAAGTTGCCGCAAATATCAACTGACACAAGAGACGGCTTTCCAGTAGTAAACGGTGACGTAATTTATAACACAGATACTAACAGAACACAATTTAGACAAAACAGCGAATGGGTAGAACTTAACGCAGGTACATTTACTGGTAATGTTAACGGTGATGTTACTGGTAATATAGACAATACAAATTTAACAGTAGGTGCTACAGCTACAAATGTTACAGTTGGTCATGCAGCAGCAACGAACCAAGTAGACGGTGACACAACATTTGGTCATAACGTAATTGTTACTGGTAACTTTACAGTTAACGGAACTACAACTTCAGTCGACTCTGTAAACTTGGAAGTTGAAGACAATACAATACTATTAAACAAAAATGAAACAGGTGCTGGCGTAACAGCAGGTTCAGCAGGTATTGAAATTGAAAGAGGAACCGAAACTAATAGTTCTATACTATGGAGCGAAGGTGACGATAGATGGTATATTAACGGTGGCACTTTAAATGCTGCACTAGGCATTATCTCTAGTAGTATTACAGCAACAAGTGTTGAAGCAGATTTCAAAGGTAGTGTATTTGCAGATGATTCATCAATACTAGTTGATGCTGTGAACGGAGGAATACGAGGCCCAATTACAAGTGACAGTTGGGTCATTGGTAGAAATAGTTTTCTAACTATTGCAAACGGTGGCGGCACAGCTCCAGGACCTATACAAATTAATGCTTCAGCACAATTAGATTTGGCAGCAGGTGCTGGTTACACAATTACTACAAATAGACAAATTGCAGCAGGCGCTGGCATTAAAATGGCTGACAGTGTCAAAGCAGTATTTGGTACTGACGATGACTTAGAAATGTGGCATACAGGCACAAACGGTATTATACAAAATACCACAGGTGAACTACAACTAAGTGGTGACACTATTAGATTGTTAAATGCTGCAACAAACGAAGACTTTGCTTACTTTAATAATAACGGTAGTGTAGACTTATACTATGACAATGCACTAGTATTATCAACAAATGCTACTGGCGTAACAACTAACGTTACAGGTAATATTGACAATACAAACTTAACTGTAGGTGCAACAGCAACTACAACAACACTCAGCAATGCAAGCGGAAGAATAGACGCCGCTTCTACAATAAGGATGCTAGGTACTCCACTTGCATCAATTGAAAATGCAGAACAAACATCAACAATTAGATTCTTTGACAGTACATATAGCGGAACACCAAGCGGCGCACAAATACTATTACAAACACCACTTACATATATTTCAAATGACTTGAAGGTAGATGGTGCTAATGTAACATTTGTAAATAGAATTGATGCACAAGACGGTGTTAAGGGCAGCCTTTACAGTACAGCTGGCGCACTAATTATTGACGGCTCAACAGGCGAACTTGCTGGTGACGGTATTATTGGTCAAGGTAACAGCACATTTACAATTACAACTCCGGATACAACTGGTGCTACTGTTCCACAGGCAATTGAACTATTACCGGGTGATGCACAACTAGCTGGACAAGACGGTGGTAATGTAAATCTTATTGCAGGTGCAAGTAACACAGCAATCGGTGGCTCGATTATACTAAGAGCAGGCGGTGCAACAGCAGGCACCGGCGGTAACGTTTATATAGACGGTGGCGATAGTACAACAGACGGTAACGTAAACATTGGTACAGGACATACAACAGGTGCAACAGCAGAAATTATTATTGGTGCCAGTGGAGTAACAGATACTACTATAAACGGTAACGTATTTAGAATTAGAACAACCAACATTCCTTCTACATCTAAAGGATCATCAGGAGACAGAATCGGCGAAGTTGCATTTGACGGTGCATCAATTTACTTCTGTGTAGCAGACTACACAACAGGAAGTGTTGATATATGGCGCAAACAAAACTGGCAGTTTGGTGCAGCATGGTAAGGAGCAACAATGAGCGAAAAAGAATACGTAGTTAGTCTAAACCGCAACGTTGATTATGCTGCATTTGATGCAGAAATGATTGCATCAACAGGTGCAGGAGCGATTCCAAACAGAGCTGTTGACATTGCAGATCCTCGAGAAGGCAGTTACAGAAATACTCACTACATGCTTACAGATGAAGAAGCAGCAGCATTGCGTGAAGATGACAGAGTTTACGCTGTAGAGATAAATCCTTTAGACAGAGATGACATTTTTATAGGACGTCATGCTGTGCAAGAAAGCGACTTTACTAAAACAACTTCCGATAGCGGTGCGTTTGTAAACTGGGGATTAAGACGCTTAAACGAAGTAGATGATCCTTATACCGGTAATACCGTAGACGGTGGATATAACTATACAATAAAAGGTACTGGTGTAGATGTAGTTATAATGGATAGTGGAATTTATTCTACACATCCAGAATTTGCTGATAGAGAAGGCAATAGCAGAGTACAAAATATAAACTGGTATTCTGCTGCCGGAGTATCAGGCACTCAGCCTTCGGGATTTTATAACGATTACAGCGGACATGGAACACACGTTGCTGGCATTGCAACAGGACTTTATTTTGGTTGGGCAAAAGACGCACAAATTTTTTCTATGAAAGTTGCAGGTTTAGAAGGATCTAATGATCCTTCTGTAGGTATTTCTTATACAACTGCTTTTGACTTAATGAAATTATGGCATCGTAATAAGCCTATTGAACCTAGCACAGGATACAAAAGACCTACTGTGATTAATATGAGTTGGGGATTTTTTAGCAGGTACATAGGTGTAACTGGAGGCACTTATAGAGGAGTTCCTTGGACAGGTATTAATAGAGATACTAATAGAGGCATGACAGGTAGCTTTGATGGTGTATCTTTTAATCATCCTTATAGAGTAGCCAGTGTTGACGTTGATGTGCAAGAACTTATTGACGAAGGTGTACATGTTGTAATTGCATCGGGTAATGATTTTCACAAAGTAGATGTACCCGGCGGAGATGATTATGATAACAGTTGGAATAGTAGTTTCTACGGTGATACTAGGTTTTATCACCGAGGTATGTCTCCTTATGATGACGAAGCGTTTATTGTAAATAACGTTGATTCTACTATCGGTGTAGGAGCAGAACAAAAAGCACAATCGAGTAATTCAGGGCCTGGCACAACAGTATTTGCACCAGGAACAAATATTATGAGTGCAGCAAGTGTTGTTGCAGATTTTGCTACAGCAGACTATGAACAAGGGGAAGGAAGTTCTTTCTTCCAGCAAGCAAACATAAGCGGTACAAGTATGGCAGCTCCACAAGTTGCAGGAATGATCGCATTGTACTTAGGACTCAATCCAAGTGCTACTCCTGCGCAAGTTAAAACATGGTTCATGTCTAATGTGCAAGATAATAAACTCACAAGCACAGGGCTTGATACAGATTATGGAAATTCTAGAAGCCTTTGGGGCGGCGAAAATAAGTTTGCATACAACATTTATAACAGTAATATTTTATTATCGTCTAGTTTCCCAACTCACAGAACGTATGCACTTACTAAGAATGTTTTAGAAGTAGACGAAGGACAATCTTTTACAATTACCTTAACAACTGAAAATGTTGCAAACGGAACCAGTGTTCCTTATACAATTACAGGAATCGAATCTGAAGACATTGACGGTGTTTCACTAACTGGTAATTTTGTTGTTAATAGTAATACAGCAAGTCTTACATTTCCTACCACAGTTGATTTGACAACAGAAGGTGATCAAAATTTTGTGCTAACATTAGATAACGGCAAAGCCGAAATTGGTATACAAATTAACGACACAAGTACTACAGATCAAAGACCGGTGTACACACTTACTAAGAGTGCTGATGTTATCAACGAAGGTGACACTGTAACATTTACACTATCTACGAAAAACGTAGAAGACGGATTACTAGGTTATACAATTACTGGCATAGATGAATTTGATTTAAGCTCAGGTAGTATTACAGGTAATATAAATCTTGTAAGCGGAGCAGGGAGTGTAAGCATAACACTTAGAGAAGATCAACTAACTGAAGGTACTGAACTAATTACATTTTCTTTAGATGACCCGTTTGCTAATCCAGTGTTTGTATCTGTAACAGATACTAGTAAAACACCAACTTATTCACTTTCTGTCAGTGATGCCGAAATTGATGAAGGCTTTGGTGTCACATTTACACTTACAACAACTGATGTGTTTGACGGAACTAGTGTTCCTTATACAATTACAGGAATCAGTGCAAGTGATATAAACGAATCATTAACAGGATCATTTATAGTAAATGACAATACTGCAACAACAACTATAACAACTACAAGAGATTTAACAACAGAAGGTTCGGAAGTAATGCAACTAGAACTAGATGGTAGAAGTGAATTCCTTGAAGTAGACTTATTAGATGCATCACCTGCTAGACCTCCAGGTGTACAATTTGATATCTTTATATCTAAACAAGGAGATAATGCGTTTGAAATTGCCGGACAAGATAGAACAACGGGTATCTTTGGTAATAACATAGACATTAACATAGATTACGGGGATACAATACTATTTACAGTAAGTAGTGCAGGGCGTCCAATTTACATGAAAGATGTACAAGGTCCGGGAACAGATAATCAAGTCGGCGATAGTATAGGTCAAGGTGCAACATCAGGAACTATTACATTTAGGCCTAGAGCAAGAGGCATATTCTATTATCAAAGCAGTCTCTTTAATGATGCACACGGAAGAATAATTGTTAGCTAAATACATACAACGGAGAAGTAAATGGCTATATCACTAATAAATGTAGGAAATATTGCAAACGACGGTACAGGGGATGACCTTCGTGAAGCAATGATCAAAATTAATCAAAATTTTGAAGAACTAGACCTACGAGACGATGAACAGACAACTGCTAGTAACCTAGGTAATGTAGGTGAAGGTGTGTTTTCTAACAGAGTCAATTACGACTTACAATTTAAAAAGTTAGTAGGCGGAACAAATATTAGTCTTACTTCTTCTGAGAACACTATTACATTTGATGCAGTTGGCGGCCTTCAACAACTAATAGTTAGTTCTGAAAGTGGCAGCATTATACTTGCAGAAGGTAGCACTTTAAATATTGTCGGCGGAGAAGGTATTAGCACTTCTTTAGTAAATGACACACTTACAATTACAAATACAGAATCTGATATTGTAACAGATACTACTCCGCAATTAGGCGGTACGCTAGATGCATTAAATAACAATATTATTAACGTTAACACAGTATCTGCAACAACAGTGAATGCTGCACTAGAAGGCGGAGTAACTGGACTAGTATACGGCATAGATGTAAGAGATCTACAAGCATTCCAGGATACACTTACAGCCGGATTTGATTTTGGTTCATTTTCTGACACAGTAGATAACATTCTAGAATGGATGATAGGACAAACAGAAGTTGATCTCGGAACTTTCCAAACACCTGAATTACGTAACATTGACGGCGGCTTCTTCTAATAGTTTAACGATAAATATGCTATATAGGGAGTTTTTATATGGCATTTAAACCTGACGATATTGCTATTTCAGATAACACAGGACAATATCCTAGTATTACAGAAATAGGGTTAGAAGGCGAAACAATTAGATTAGTCACAGATGGTGACCCGTTTCCAGCGGCGGCTGGAACCCCTTTAATTAATGATGGGGCAAACGAACGCCGAAACTTCCTTGAAAATAATAATATTACAAAACAAAGTAGAGATTTAACATTTACTTATAGAGGAACACGTAATAGTGAAAATGCTACTGATAGACGTACAGGTCCTATCGGAATAGCTGCAAACGGAGTGTTCTTAAATAGCCCTTCTTTTCCTATTCAGCAACTACCTACAAGTAGCTCAGAACCTCATCCTGGATTAAATTTTGATGTCTTTCGTTTGAAATCTGTATTTAAATTAGATGCAGCAACAGGATCTCCAGATGCATTTGGGTCTTACGGCTATTACAGCGGCGAGTTTCTAAAAAGTGTTTTCCAAGATGCAAAAGTATATTCTACTAACAAATATTATGGAGATACTTCGTTCGGTAAAGATCACATGCGACATGCAGACGGACACAGTAAGATAATAGGATTTTGCTTTGATGGATATCCTATATACGGTCCGTACGGATATAAAGACCCTGACGATACTAACAGCAGAGCATCTGTAATGTCATCTAGTTATAGGTTAAAAACAAACGATAGACATAGACCAGAAGGATACAAAGAAACAGATCAAATAGATATAGGTGATGATCTTTATACCTTAGAACTAGGAACTTATATACAAGACTATGAGTA